TTAGCTTACTTTGTAGGTTCCGGCAGAGCTGCTGCTTGTTACTTCAACCTGTGCGTTCTGGGTGATTTCGTCTACCACTGCATTGGCGATAGCTTCTGCCATCTTCCCTGCCATAGCGAATTCACCATCAAGAACAAAGCCCTGTGCTTTCAATTCGTTCTCTAATTTCTGTTTCAATGATGCTTTGCTTAGTGCCATCTTACTTACCTGCAAATACGGTGTTTGATACGTCTACATGCGGCTTACCCATAAACGGGCAAATGCTTGCACCTGTGCATACTCCTTTACCACCATTCATCTTTATAGAGTCTGCATCCTCGGTGATATTTTTAGCCGTGGTTGTCTTATCACCTTTGACGATTTCTGTGTGGTCACCTTCAATTTCGGCTAGACGGTTTTCCAGTACTTTGATGCGTTGGTTAAGGCATTCCAGCTTGTCGTCTTTATCTGTCTTTCGCTCAAAGTTTCCTTCTTGGTCTACTAGGTGGTAAACACCTTGGCGTTGTTGGTATCGGCTTTCACCTTCTTTGATACCTGGTAACTTGAACCCAAGCGGAAGAACACAACGAATAAAAGGCTTGTCCGGTTGGCCGAACATAAACCCTAGCTCTACGATGCTACCAATTGCAGGAGGCTCTAGACGGCCAGCATGATCGCCAAGACCAGGTACCGGAAGTGGTACCGCCTGCAGTGGTGGTTTATCTTCGTATTCCATGCCCTTTTCATCGAGTAGCTGAACATCCACGGCATAATGAGGATAAAAGCGATCAGACAAATCGCCTTCTTCTGGCAGCTCTGGCAATGCGACAACCTTGCCCCACCTTGGCAAATGCCACTGACCTGTGAATTCTGGAAATAACCGGAAGATAATGCGCTTGATAGTATTCACATCCATGTTAGCTTTGCCTCCGTTCCTTCGAACTCTACACCGACTAAGCGAAGTCCATTCACTACAGCACCTGGCTTTAGTTTTGGAATAGCCGGTATCTTTACCGACTTGTTGGCCGTGTGGCTCGTCATAAGTTCGCTTGGTATGGTGACGGGTTTATCTGCCCAGAATGAATCCTTCCAACTACCCACGTAAATTTGCCCATTGCCTTGTTGCTGCCAGAACAATCCATCAATGCTGAACGCTTGGGCCAACTCGTCTATGACTCGGTAGCCGTTGCCATCGCTATAAAAACACGGAATGGCCGTTTTGCTGTAGGCTTTCTCCGGTACTACAAATTGAAGTCCCGTTTTATTGGATACTTCGCTAAGCAGCGGCATCAGTGTTGGGTGACGCATGATGATGTTAAGTGGCTTGTAAAGTATCGCCGCTAATTCGCGGCAGAATACTTTCGACCAACCTTTTTCGGCTGGTTGAACTCGTTCGATGTAACCAAGAAAGACTCGCGTAATATCCTCGCCCCAGCCTAAGTCCACGGCGATGATGGTGTTTGGATTTGGACTGCCTTCAACAGAGAGTTCACAGCGACCTGGTGTGTTTTCACTAAAGACGATGCGATGGCTTTTCACCTTAGCTTTGTCTTTACCAAGGTAAGCGCGGCAAAGAAAATTGTTGTTTGTTGTCATACGTCACCGCCTTTTACGCCAAAGCATTATCAACCGCTTTGAGCACCTTCATAACACCAGTGAGTTCCACTTCTGTACCTGGCGGCACATTGTCACTTTGTCCAGCTTCAACCGGAGTATTCACACCTTGCACTTTTTGCTGTGCGGCGGGTTTATCCGGTTGGCGTTGTTCGACTCGCTCTGGTACCGAAAGGTGCTCGACCAGTTCAAACGAAACGCTCCATTGCCTGTGAGAATCTTGCTCATCAGCACGAACAGCGCCTTGGAATTTCACCTGGCGAATTTTCAAGGCTTCTGCTGTTTTGTTGCTAATGCGGTAGATTTGGCGAGCATCGTTTTCTTGTGCTTCTGCCATGCTGAAAAGGTTGGTTAATAGCTGTTTTTTGGTAAATGGGATCACGCCTTTAACGGTCAGGATTTTACCTTTACTGCCTGTTTCCGCTTGGTCGGTAGCCGAGGTCTGACCGGACATATCCTGTCCGGCCAATTGCTGACGAACGCTAATGCGTAGGCTGCTTAGTGGGAGTTGAGTTCCGTTTAGGGTTAGCATTACTATTGAACATCCACTGCATCGGTATAAACATGCTCTTTGAGGTATGAATAAATATCATCCCGCGCATCCAAAGAGTCACTGACTTTTACATTATCGAAGTTGTGAACAATGGCAATTTTGGGAAGCCCTTTACCCCGATGCAGAGATACACTGCCTGAAGCCAAATTTTGTTCGTAATTCACCATCACCGCATTAATACGGAGATACGCTGCTTGATACTCTTCACCGTAAAGTGTGATATCTGTTTCTAACGCCATCTTCCTTCCACCCTTACATATATAGATACTGATTTGACTGTGTAATCCGTAGCTTCAACATCCAGTGCTACGCCTGTATTTTGGATTTTTAGCTCGTCACCATCTGGGTAAAAGCCATTACATTTATGCACAAAAACACGATTACCCCCGCCGTCAATATTCGTTCGACCCACCACCTCGACTGAAATGTGGTTTACAAGGACAAATGGCAATGGCGTGGTAGGTAACGCGATATTCCCAGAGAATTCACCAGCCAATACATCTCCAGTGTTGACAGTTTTTACTCCGGATAAAGTTACTTGACGTCCATCAGCATATTTAACCCAATGGCCGTCTGAGTTGACGCCAGATTCAACAACCCCCTGATAATCAACGTGGTATATAGTTCCGTTACCATACGGGGTATTAAAATTAGGCGTAGTATTGTGGATATGCTGCGCCGTAATTGGAGATCCGTCCACAGTACAACCACTATTGACGGTAATAACCCCACCATCCGAAACACGATACATATATTTCAATAAATTCGGCTTTGGATTAGTAATTTTCAATGATCCAGCAGTAATAATTGAACCAAATCGTGAGTAAACCACTCCGGTTGCAGGTGAGTCACAAACCGCATTAGTTACATCAATATGTGCAACAGATTCAGCAGAGACAGCTACCCCTGTTGGAGATGATAAATCCGTATTAGCTGCACTGATGATTGAACGGCGACCTAGAATCGCCATAGCACCTGAAAATCTGGCTGTACCATATCGAAACTCACAAATTGAGCCGCGAGAAACGTAAAGCGCTGCTAGTTGTAAATCCTCTGTTTTACAACAATTATCCAGATTCGCGCCGCCAACGTTCATGGTTCCTGATTTTTGAACGCGAGCTCCACAACCAGTCGCACCACTAAAGTTTGTGCTCACACCAAAGAAGAAACCAGAACGCCACTGAACACCGCGAAAACCAGCGTTAATGACGCCTTTATCAGGATGAACGAACCCCGTACAGTTCACTCCAAAATAACCAGAGCCATGTTTGTTCTTCATATCAATGACCGCATTTAGCTCAGGCATTGACGCATTGAAACCATAAATTAACGGTGGCCTTGGAACTTCCCCATTCACATTACCTTGCACAGCTTCCGTCACACCAACAAAGTTATCATCCAAGCAAACAGTAGGGTCTTCTGATAATATCTCTATATTTGAAAAGTCACCGTTAAATACCCCCATACCTTTGGTAAGCTTATGGTCTTTTTCAATAATGAGTCGTAATCTTGACTTATTATTTCCATCATAGGCAGAAATCTCATCAGCGGCCGTTTGTAGGTCCGGAAAGTCCGAGGGAATTTTAAACTCCAGGGTTCTAGAAAACTGTCGACGCTTACTAATTGGTACAACTGTTTCTTCGTTTTCAGGAACCACAATCATTGTTACTGTTCGATTCAAGGTATCAATTGCAGTGATGGTTCCGTACTTATCTTTCCCTAAAAGCCAAACGCCATTTTCATATCGAATCGCATCAGTGCCTTGCGGTATTACACCTAGCTCAGGGTCATTAACCACCACATTTTTCTTTGTATTCGCAGGAAATATCGTGATTCCGTTAGCCTCAGATACCGAAGCGGAGGACACCTGATCAACATAGACTCGACTAGCACTCACTCCCTCTGGCCGCAAATCACTCACCGAGCCATCAACCAACACCTGAGCAATCTTGCAAACAAAGTGCTTCACGCCATTGGCATCGGTGTAGTCGTCTTTGTCATCGGCAGTAATCACAAAATCAAATAGGGTGACTTGTTCACCTGTTGGCGTTCCTTCGCGATGTGCGTCTACGTAGATGAACGATGGCTTGTTAGGGACTTGAACATTGCGATCAAATTCAAGCATGACACGGTTTCCCGACACATAGCCGGCACCCGCTTTAATGTTGAAGGCGCTAGCTTGAGGCGTTACCAATAAGCCATCTTCAATGAACCAGTCTTTGCCGTTCTGGTCGATGATGGCTTGCGCCACATCATCGTCCATTTTTTTCATACGTGGTGTTGCGTTGTACTGCCATGATGAAGCATCCACGGTGATGTTCGTGATTTCAGCAATATCTTTGTACTCAAGGACAACTGAGCGCACCAAAGTATTACCTGCAACACCGGGTTCGTCGGCTGACTTTGGTGTTAGTGCATGATGGTCGATTGTGACCAACACGCCATATTCTGAGCAGTACGCACCTGTCCAGTTAAATTCGAACGGGCCAACGTCACTGGTCAATGTCGTGCTGTAAATGACCGAGTCGGCAGAGAGGCGACCACGCTGTTCAACACCTTCTTGGTGAACAACATGGTCAGTTGGTACCACATCATCTGGCTGTGGGAACTCTGGACGATTCGGCACATTACCAAAAATCATCTTGTCGATGATCAGTGGCTTTTCTTCGGCATTGAGCTGCGCCAACAGTGCTTTACCTGCGGCTGTTAAAATTGACTTATCAGTGGTATTTGCCATTTTTATTGATTCCTTAGCCCTTCACTGTGGCTTGGTAATATTCACAATCGACATTGAGCACACTTGGTAACATGCCCACGTTGAGTCGTGTCTTTACGTGTGACGCTGAGTATTGCGCTTCAATGTTCTTGCTTCGCGCGGCCAACGGCATTTCGACATAACTGGTGTATTGATAACGGCGACAGGTACGCCCGTATTGTCGTACGACTGTGTCTAATAACTTCGGGACATTGGTTAAATCACCATCTCGAATCTTTAGGCTAATCACATCCCAATCAACGTTTACTAACCTTTCATCTTGAGCAATGTGCGGATAACCAAGCTTTGCAAACATGTCTTCCCAGCCGGATACCGAACCTGCATCACGGGCAAAGCCATAAGCATGAGCCACACGGATTCGAAACAGTTCTTCGGGCTCTTGACCGAGCTTTTCCACGCCACGTTGCCAAGCAAGAATATTGACCAAAGCCATAGGCGCGGTTAGTGGGTCATGTTGTTGCAGCGGCATTTCGAATGCGGCTTTCACATGCTCCCAATAATTGCGCATGGCTCTGGCGAACTTGGCGAGTTCGCCTCTACCCATCCAGTAACGAAGGTTTATCTCAGGTATTTTCAATGGATACCTCCAACGTCTGAATGCGTGGCACCGATAGGTTGTTGATGATGTCGGCGTTATCGAATTCGAGTGATTCAATCTGTGCAAACTGGCCGTGTAGTTCTTGGCCTAATTTGGAAAAACTAAAACGCAGCACCGGATTGGTTACGGTTGGCGAATAATCGGTGTTCTCGCGGAATGCCGCGCCTATGAACTTTTCAACGGCCGCTTTTAACTGGGTGCGCTCATCCATCGTAAGTGAGCGAAGCGGCCACACGCGGCAAACAATATTGGCCTGCGTTTCTGGCATCGCCATCACCTGCAGATCATCACCATGGCCGTGCTGCCCTTGCTCACGAATATAAGCATTCAAATCCGCCAGCAGTTCCGGTGATGGTTCCCCCGTATCAAGCAAAATGTAAGAATTGGCAGTACCTGGCCCACGTGGTGCGTTATGCTCGAAATACACATTGTCATCGTTAATGCCTGCACGACTTGTTAGCAATGAACGGTAAGCCGCATCAATGTGCCATTTCGCCACCGCGCTCCACTGGTTGCGAATACGTAAGCGAAGTTCATCGTTGCTTTCTTTGTCTGCACCCGCCTCGGTTAGCCATTCGGCTGGGTTCGTTGCTGCTGCAATACCTGGTATCGCAGTCGGCAAAATATGGAAATAACCTTCGCCAAGGTTGTAGGCCGCACCTTCACTTTCTGCTTCAACTTCCGCCATGATCATGGTTTCGTTTTCTGGCAGCGTGGTATCCGCAAGCACACGAACGCGGTAGATATTGCCGTTAATCGGTTCGGTTTGAATCCAAGTATCTTTTGGAATAACTAACGCAGGTCCTTTTGCGGCGGCACGTTGAAAGGCGATCAAACCTTTCGCTTTGGTTGCCCCTTTGCGAGTCAGTTTGCATTGCCAAGCGAGTAGGTCTAACCATTGGTCTACTGCAGTCGCCACAAACATATTTGGCAGGACATAACCCACCAATAGCGTATTGATGAGCCACAAGGTGACTTTCACCACGGCCGATTCAATCAAGCGCCAGAACGGGGAGAAAGGCGAGTCGTTAGAGATAATGCACTCTTCCTTTTCCATCTCTTCTTTCAGCACTTTTTTCCAACTTGCTTCATCGGTAGGAATACCGGATTGCTTGACCAGCTCGGCGTAATCTGGCTTAGGAATATCAGACATTGGTTGTCTCCGAAGTTGTGATATCAAGAGTTACGTCGCCAAAGTCTGCAGTCGTGGCGAAAACATAAATGGTGCCTTCCGTTGGTTCTTCTAATCGCACGGTACCAGGTACCAAACGAACATCTTCTTCAACCAATAGCTCTAATTTGGTGCGAATATCCGCTTTTTTTGATGGGCTACGCTCTGCGATGAGCTCAACCGCTAAATTGCTTTCGATAATGGCGTATTTAATGTCTTGGGCGATCACCGCTCGGTCTTGAATCAATACAGGGTTACGGCCTGCATCTAGCACCACATCACCGTTTTCGATTAGGATGTCTTGATAGAGGTAATCCGCCATTAGCCTGCCGCCATTTCTAATTCACTCGCCATGTCCTGTGGACTGCTCATGTAAGTTGGATAAATCGCCACACCACCGTAGTTGGTTGAACTGGTTTGATAGTTGGCAATGCTCTTGGCCGCGCCACCTGGCTGAACTTGTGCATAAGGTGTCGCGCTTTGGACTGACTTAGATTTCACTTGAACAGATTCATCGTCACCGCCGAAACCTGGTAGCCAATCAACGAGCCCTTTCAGGCTTTCCCAAATACCCGCTAACTTCTGAGTGAACCAACTAAAGACGCTTCCAAAAATGTTGCGCATCGATTCGGCCATTTCTCCTATGAAGGCAAAGCCACTGGTATCGGTAAAACCACTCATCACCCATTGCCAACCGGCTTTGATGAACTCAAACATGGCTCTAAATGGCATCGTGATTAATGTGAGTGCGCCTTCTAGTACTTGGAACCAAGTTGTGTCACCAAACGAGGCTTTGAGATCATCCCAGTAATAAATCAGCGTACCCACCGCGGCTGTTGCGGCAATGACGGCCCCCACAATCAAAATGATTGGGTTAGCTGCAATCGCGATATTAGCGGCAAGCATCACTACACGTAGCCCCGCCATGCCTTTGGTTAATAAGAAGCTCACGCCTGTAAACAGCTTCATAGTGAGCATGTAAGTCGCCATGGCTTGCTTACCCACACCCATCATCAAAGTAAATGCACCGCCTGCCGCTGCTGCACCTAAAATCGCCATGGCAGCAAAGCCAATGTATTTGGTCAGGTTCGGGAACATCTCTGTCCATTCGATGATTTCCATTGCGCCATCGGCCAAGCTCGACACCACTGGCAAGAGAGAAGGCAACAACGCCGCACCAAAAGCAGTTCGAACGGCAAACACACCTTGTTCGAGTCGCTCCCATTGGTCGATCATGCTGTGAGCCATCTTCATTGCCGTATTTAAGTTGCTGGCGTCATTTAGCTCTTTAACGCTCGATTGAAGATCACCCGTTTTTCCGATCAAGTCGGTGATAAGCAGAACGGCCTCATCAGAGCCGAAAGCTTGTTTTATCTGGTCGATTTCAAGCGAATCTAGATCACCAAACTGGTTGCGCAGTTTCGACATGATGTCGAACATTGGCAGCATCTTTCCGTTGCTGTCGGTAAACGCCATGCCTAGCTTGTCTTGCGCTTTGACCACGCCGTTCATAAAGGCTTTGTAACGAGTACCTGCTTCACTACCAGACATAGAGCCTTGCAACAGGCCAAGAACGGCCATTTGCTCTTGAATGGCTACGCCATGAGTTTTACCCAATGCGCCGACACCCTTGAACGCATCCGACATGCCTTGACCTGTGGTTTTGAACATCTCAACAGATTTGGCCGTCATGCCTGCAACTTGCTCGGCCCAGGTATCTTTGCCAATCCGATCAGCTTGGTCTTTGAACACCGAGTACATGGTGCCCATGTAGTTGGTAATGGTGGCGGTATCCGCTTTAGTCGCTGCGGCTAAAATCGCTGAGCTTCTAGTGACACCTGCCAGTTCATCACCTGTCATGCTACCCATGGCGGATTTGATGTCGTAAGACGCTGCCACGAATTCAGTGGCCGACTTACCGTATTCAACCGAAAACTTCATTGCGGTTTGGGCAAGGGTTTTTAGTTGATCATCGGCAACGCCAAGTGATTTCACTTCACCTAACGCCCTGTCCATTTCAATCGCTGGCATCAAGGCTTGTTGCAATGCGAAACCAGCACCCACCATGCCTGCAGCACCCGCCACCATGGTATGAGTACCTTGGCGATAGGTGTTGGTGACATCATTCATTTGACGTTGAATATTGCCCAGAGGTTTTGAAATCTGGTCAATCAATCCAACTTGAAATCTGAGTGCTTCTGGTAACATCAACAATTCTCTAATTGCTTGGTGGTTAACCGCTAAAGGCTTTGGCTACACCGCTAGCGGTGACGGCTTGCATGTTTTCCCAATAGTTCTTCTCTAACCAAATCGCATAAGCTAGGTTCTGATCAGTATCCGGCTCATTGGGTAGCCACTTTCGCCGCCACGCATACATTTTTTGCCTGTCGCTGCTCTCAATAGCAGCGACAAGCCCATCTATTTTTTTACCGAGATGGAAAGCTTAGGTGCGTACTCTTTAAGAACCGCGCCATAAATCTGCGTTGCCGCACCTGCGTTCTGCTGAGTCAGTTCACGCAGCGCATCTTTTGAGCCTTCGCTAACACAGCTCATCAAGAAGTTGTGGGACGCGCTACTCGCATCACCTTGTAAGATGGTGTTTTGCGCTTCGTCGTACTCGGCTGGCGTTGGATTGAACTCAAGGTCTGTTGTACCAACGGTTAAAATAATGGCTTTACTCATGCTGCTTCTCGCTCTTTTTTATCTAACTTGGTTTCTAGACGGTCAAATCGACCTTCCATTGATTTTTTAATATCTTCTACAGCTTCACGTAGTTCGTGCTTGGTGGCGTACTTTTCGGCAACATCCGCACGCTGATTGGCGATCGCTAGTTCGTTAAGGTGCGTTCGCTGTTCTAGTTCACGAGTTGTCGACGCTGACTTTTCAGCTCGTGTAAATACAAAACCTATCAGCGTTAACAAGAAACCACCGAAGCCTAGCCAAACTCGCCAATCTTCCATTTAGCCCCCTTTCGCACCACTCTTTAGGCTTGCCATCATGCCAACAGGCTCTTTCCCTGCTGCAACCTGCTTATCCAATGAACGCTTGTGAATGTTGATACCAAGCACGGCCAGCGCGACAGAAATCAAAGGAGTCAGCGCAACGATGGCGTTGATCACGTTGGCGGTTTCGGTTGGTTCAATCACCATCACAGCAAACAGGCCAAGGAACATCAGAGCCCATGAGAAACACAGCGTGTAACCCCACATTGGTCGCCATCGACGAACAAAGGGATCATTGCTGGCATATTCTGCTTGGGTCGTGGCCGCTTGTTGGGTCATGGCAAGCTTACGTTCTTCACTTTCCAATTCAGCATGTTGAAAAGCCAATTCACGCAGCTTCACCCGCTCATCAGACTCAAGTTGTTTAATTTGCAATAAAGCATCTGGGTTATTGATTAGCGCCTGTTCAATTGCTTCTGGGCTGTTTTCCACGCCAAGAGCACTCGCCACCATTCCCGCTACCGCGCCCCCTGCAGGGCCACCAATTAAGGTGCCAACCAGTGGTGCAGCCGAACCAATGAGTGATTTCACTTTTTCCCACATATCAATCAATCCTTTAGAATTGTTAGGCTTGCTAGCTCTCCGCCAAGCTCTGCCATCAGGTTGTTAAATGCAGCGGTTGAGTTCATCACTGCCCATTCACCACCCACAAAACCAAAATCCACACCAGGAGCCAAACAACCTTGAAGCTGCTTAGGCGAATTCGCTTTGTGAACCAAAATATGAGTTCGTAGGCTTGGCCCTTGTCGAGTCACACCAAGGTCTTTGCTTTCCAGTGCATAGCACTCACCAAACTTTGGCGATTTATGAGGGAAAAGCGTGTAGCTACCTTCTGGAATACAGGACTTAGATGGCGCGTTGTTCTGCCAAGGTCGCTCAACAACACAACAAACCTGGCTACCATCGGCACGGTGTAACGTTGAATAGGTACCGTGAGGAAAGTAACGGCGCTTTAAAACAAAATGCTTCATCGCTTAAATCTCTCTATGTTGCTTTGGCACTGGGTGCAGTATTTACACCCTGGTACTTTTTGGCGGCGTTCTTCGGGTATTGGGACGCCACATTCGCCGCATTCCTGTGCGCTTTCCCCTTGTTCCATTTGCTTAGCCCTTGCCAGTTGGTTGGCAATCGCCACTTCTGTGAATTGGGTTTCAAAGCCGCTGGCATGGTCGATAACATCAGACATTACGCCCCCTGTTTATTGAGCTAAAAGCTACTGAACCAAATCTTCGGTTTCATCAGGGCGCAGGTATGGAACGCCGTTGATTTTCACAAAGTCAGGGCTAGTTACTTCGAACGGCAGTTTGTGAACCAATGCACTGCCACCATTTGAATCGGCATCGAGAAGATCAGAGATTTTGATACGACAACCGAAGGCTTCAATTTTCAGCTCGTCTTTATCAATCTTGCCGTAGAACAGCGCGTCAAAATCAGGCATTCCACGCCAAGAGCCGGCTTGTTTTGCTGCCTTGCTCAACTGGTTGAATTGCTGCGTGGTAAGTTCCATTTCACCGCTTGCTTCTACATCGCCATCGACATAACCATCAGGCACACCAGAGGTTTTATTGACGGCAGAATTATCGGTAATGGATAGAGTGACTTTTTGCGCTTTGAGCTTGTAGTCACCCATTGAAAAATGCATGTTCTTGCCAGAAATACGCATGCTCATGGATTACGCCTCCGTATCTGCAGGGTTAGAGAGATCAAGCCCAATGTTGACAACAATGTGTTTCGGGCAGTTATGAGGGCGAACCATTAAGCCAATGTTTACTTTGGTTTTTGTCATCCACTGAATCGACACATCTTCATCACGTGGTGGCATGATTTCACCTGGGAACTGAATGCCGCCGATTTCAGTGGTCTTCGACATATCGCGCATGTCTTTACTGAAGTAAGTGCGGTTGAGCTCAATACTTGGTGGTGTTGAGTTAAGGATTCGGTCAGCAATACGACGAATCGCTTTAATACGAACGCGGCGGTTTAGCTTGTGAACTGGGCGAACGTATTCAAGGAATTGGTAGTCGCCGCCTTTCGCTTCTAGCGTAGAGCTATCTGTCCAGTAAATACCTTCCATATCCGCATACCATTGCGGCAATGAATAACGCGCCTCGGCTAACGCTGCGATGGTGCTCATTTCTAATGGTTTACCCGCACTATCGACAGGCATTTCACCAAGACCAAGCAAACTCCCTGTTGCAACGCGCATAGGGCTATCGGCTACAGTGACAACGCGATCACATAAGCGACCACCAAGCACACCCACGTTATTGCCATTGAGTTGCGGCACTGGTGTAACCAAATTTGCGGCAACATCTTTGACTAGGGCTAGCATGGCCGTTTCATAGTCTGACCACGATTGCGCGCCTTCGCCTTCTGCCGTAATACCAGGACAAGCAGCAAGGAAGAACACCCAACGGCCAAGTTTGCTCGTGAGTTCTGTCGCCTTGTCCTGCATCGCGGTGAAGTCGGCTTTGTCTGTCACAACATCGATAATACAAATACCTTCAAAAGAGTCGGTACGGTTGGCAATGTCTACCGCTTCTTGCCAAGTCGCATCAGCCGCTAAACCAAAGATGGCACCCGTCCAGTTTTGTTTGCCATTGAGCTGCGCGGCTTTGACGTTTGCGCCTAGCGCATCATCGGCCACCACATCATCAAGATTGGTCATGTTGTTTACGCGCGTGACTTTGCCTTGCAGTTCGGCTTTATCGGTACGCCCGATGTAAATCAGGTGGCGTTCAATTTCTGGAATCCCGCCTTGCCCTAAATTGAGGTTGTTTACCTCTACCTTTCCGGTTGCCATTGGTTGTTTCCTCGCTTATTTTCGCGTCTTGGCCTGCTCAAAGATTTTTATGAGTTGGCGGGTTACTTCGCGTTCTTTACTGCCTAATATCTGGCGTTCTGCCAATGGGATATCCCAAGCGGTGATACTAGGCTGATTGCTCAGCTCTCGGATAATTTGCCCAGCTTGACCATGGGTAACGGTTGCCATTAACAGACGAAGGCTTGGCTTTTTCCGTCCTTTGCCGCTTTTTCTCGGTACCGTGTAACCCAGCTCCCTTAGCTTTCGCGCTTGCCCTTTACTGCAAGGCGCGGAATAGTCTGGTGTTCCCCAACGCTTTTGCATTTGGCGCTTGGTCATCTTTTGCTTTTGACCAAGGTGATGCCGAGCTGCAATTTTTGCGGTGAGCTTGTTGCTCCAAGTCAGGTCGAGCATGTTGGCGTTTCGTACATAAGGGGTTAACCCTTTCGCCATGCGCCGCATCACCTTGCCGCGCTTCTTACCTTTTCTTGGCTCTAACGCTTGGCCGTGAATGTCTTTTTGTTGCTGAATGCGTTTGCGTGTATTGGCTTTTTCCCAACGGCCTAGGGTTTTCAGTATCCAAACTCGCTTCTTTGGTGGCAGTGCTAACATGGCAAGCTTTTCTTGCATGTTGAGCACATCCCTTTGATTCGCATTAATTGTTGGGTTCATTCACCAACTCCGCTTCTTCTGCGGTGTAAATCTCTACGGCTTGAACTCGGTATTTGATTCCGCGCCAGGTAATCATTCCTGCCTCTGCATCTGGTACCAACTCGATAGGTTCCATCAGCTCAAGCTCGATGCTCACATCAGCCAGCTCACTGCTAATCACATCAACCGAAAGTGTTGGGTCTTCGAGCTCTTGTTCGTTGCGGTCTTCTTCATGGTCGCTTAACCAACAGGCCACAAGAGCAAGCAAACAGCGCGGGTCTAACAATCGGTGAGGAAATTCCTCTACCGAGATCACCGCGTTGTATTTCCAGTAACACGCGATGTAACCATCGTTGCCTCGGTCTTCACCGCTTGGGACAATCGAACCGTTCTCTTGCCAAGCATCAATTTTGTTATCAAGCACGTTGCTATTGAGGTGGCTAACGATGTATTCCGTTAAATGCTCAAGCTTGGTCTTGTTGTAGGCTGTATCGCTCATATTGAAGCAATCCCATTGGCACTACGGCCAAGCAACAAGCGCACATCTTGATTGCTTTGGGTGATAAAGCGTGCTTCTTGTTCTGGTTCATCTGTCGCTACGCTTTCGCCCTCTTTGCGGCGGTCTTGCGTGGCGAACTCTGGCAATAGATCAGCATGGGCCAAACCATAAACCGCGCGTTTATATGCCGCTGTTTTGGCTGCGCTAAGCTGCGGCGGAATATCGTCAACCAACAGGCTTACAAGTCGTTGTTGGATATTCAGAGCCGCAATGTTCACGGCTGCAGCCATAGAATCGTTGTCAAAGGTGTGAGGAATACGGCGCAATTGGCGGAATTCATCGGTTGATAAATCCGGCCATCCTTCACCTGGTATGGTGGTATTTACTGCGCTGTTAACTTTTCCACCAAAGCTCATCACGGTTCCTTCTTTGAATAAGTGCGCCTCTAGCCACTGGGTCTACGGTATCGAGTTAGCCTATTGGCTTCTCTTACCTCACCAGCCGAGGCGCGGTGGCGTAGGAGTCTTTAAAGATTCTTGCCGTCTTTAATGGCACGAATACGTTGTTCAATTTTCTTGATTTGGGTGCCCACACCCACTTTGCAGTGCTTATTGTGAGCGTGTTGAAGTAGGGCCAATGCCTTTTCCAACGTTTCCAAATTACCAATCGCTGTCGCTTGCGGTTGGCCTTCTTCATTTCGAATCAGGTATAAACCCGCAAACTTGTACCACTTGGCGTGAACCTTCTCGTGTAAGCGCCAATCTTTCTCGACCTTCTCAAATACTTTGGAGAAGTAAGGTTCAATTGAATTGCCACGTTCCGATTCTCTTTCGGCCCACTCCAAGACCTGATCAGCACAGAATGTCGGCCAATCACGGCGGAAATTCTCTGGTGTTGGCAAGTCTCGTTCGATTGCCTTCATGCACCAATCAATGGCGGTATCTAGCTCTTTAATATCGAATAGCCAGATCACCAAGTTGGTAAAAATTGGGTTTTCGAACTGTTCACCACTTTCTAAGTAGTTTTGAACATACGGCTTGTATTTAGGGACTAAGGCATTGCGCTTATGCTCGACACGATCAGCAATCGCATTGAAAGAGCGCAAATGCTTGCGGTCTTCTTCGAAGTCAATCAGCTTGATGTGCAAACTATCGGTTTCAGCCGCGGGGCTAACATTAAAAGCTCTGTGCTCCCTTGCTGCTTTCTTCGCTAGGTTGTCTCTCATGCCAGGAGATAAGCGCATAGTCATTTACCCTTATGCTGCAGGTGTCGCACCGAAGTGCACTTTCGCTTCATTGAAGCTTGCGTAACCTTCATGATCACCCACTGCATAACCTTCATTACGTAGGTATGAGTTTTCATGCTGTTTGCGGTCTTCTACGTGCTCAGACTTGCGGTGACGCGTGTTTTTCTGCGTGTAGACATGCAAGTTTTTCAGCGTGGTGACTGTCATTCGCATACCAGGGAAGAACGGTGGCGACATCGCACGACGACCAGCAATAGAGTTTGGCAATTGTTGAGCTGCTTTCTTCTCTGTTGGCGTAGTTGCTGCGTCATATAAACGCGCCTGTTCGAATGAAAGAAGATCAGCACCAACCAACACAATTAGATTCGGGTCGCTTCGTAACGCAGGATGAATCTTGGTATTGATTAAGTCAGACGCCATTGCATCTAAGTTGGTGTAGTCACCACCGCCATCAGGATCTAGATAAATGTCTACATCAATGATTTGGTCTGGTGATTTTTCTTTCACTAGCTGCTGCCAGCCTTTGTTAACGTCTTCACCGTTAGGGTTAGTCGTTGGGTTCGTTGTTTCCGCTACCGAAGTACCGTTGAAGCCAACACGAATAATGTCTTGCGCGAAGTTCAGTGTTGCGTTTTCGTTTAGGCGCTTCATGAATTCGCCAGGCTTACCGGAGTTCGCCCAAACGCTTAACAAATCCCACGTAACAACAGCACAAGAGTCCGTTTCGACTAAGGTGTAGGTATTGCCATCAACACCACTTGATGTGGTATGACGACCGCCTTTTTTACGGCCTGTATGTAGCTTGTTGGTACCGACATCAACAACTTGACCTGAAATTTGGTCTACATCTTCAACCGTGATCAGCTTGAGGAAATCAACAGATTCCATCAGCTTGTTTTTGAGCGCCGTTTCAACTGGGCCCGAAATAGCGAATTGCTTACTCACATCAGGGCGAGAAAATACTTCACACTGTTTTGCGCAGTATTCTTCCAGTAATGCACGAGCGGTTTGAGTTAATTGCATTTACTATTGCTCCTTACAAAAAGTGGCTTGTGTCTTCCGCCGCACCTTCGCCTTGAGGCTCTTGACCAGGTACTTCTTTCGAAAGGGCGTTGAACTTAGTTTCAAGGCCAGAAACTTTTCCCATCAGTGGCGCAAGAGCCGAATTTACCGCAGCAGAGAACTGCTCGACTGTTACACCTTCCGGTTTTTGTTCCGGTTCTGGTGTTTCTGGGATTTGCTGACCAAACTCTTGTTTGAGTTCATTTTTCAGCTCAGTTTTTAAATCTTCTTTAAGCACACTAAATTGCTCTTTTAGTGCTGCTTTTAATTGTTCTTCGGTCACTTCCGTTTCCTCTGGTTCTGGCTGTTCAGTTGGTGTTTCTGGCAGTTCCCCACCAGATTGGAAATAGCTTGCGATGGTCGCAAATGCTTGCGCTAACGGATTGACAGAGTAAAACTCGCTAAGGTCTATTTGCTCCAATGAATCGGTTTCAATCTCTTGAGTTTCACCCGCTTGGCGAGAGAACTTGAGGCGAGTCGTGCCCGTTGAGGCTGGGGAGTCAGTCACAGCTAAGCCAATCAGGTAAGCTCGCCCCGTTCCTTGGAAATCTGGGTGCATCTCGATAGATGTATAGAGCTTCTGACCTTTTTTGTTAGCGGAGAGTAAGAGATCATTGGGCGTAATCTTGGCAAGTAATCGCAACTTGCCGGCACGTTTTTCGGCTTTAACTTCCGGCACTTCACCCCAGTTATTACCTTCGAATACGTTCCAATGAGAGCGAGAGTGTTCAGGCCAAATTAATGCGGCATAAAGTGCAGGCGAATACGACTCACCCATCTCTTTAATTTGTGCTGCGCTAATCTGACGACCGTCTACGGTAGCGCCTTCAGTTGCAACAATATTCCAATCACTGGTTTTGCTCATGTTTGTCGTTTGCCTGGTTAATTACGTCAAATGAATCTTGGTCACGGCAAACAATACGCCTTTGACTGACTGCTTTCAGCCACTTCAATTCCTAGAAATTCGGATTTTGGCTAAATCCGAATTCATCCGAATTTTACTTAGTCATTTGCAAGGTTTCGGGGCGTATGATGCAGCTATGGCATATTCAGATGAAATAAAAGAGGCCGCGAAAAAGCTTTATTTACGCGGGGTACCTCCAAAGGAAATAGCGGCGCAACTTAACCTAAATAGTGACCGCATCATTTATACCTGGGCGGAGAAATTCGGCTGGGCTTTGGTGTTGAATGAACTTTCTGTTGAGGAAATGATTAACCGCCGATTGGCCGTGTTAATTGATAAAGACGAGAAAACCGATCAGCAGCTTAAAGAGATGGATAAGCTTATAGACCATCACGTTAAGTTGCTAAAAGCTCATGCCGATGCAAAAGCAAAAGCTGAACGTATGCTTTCGCAAGACAGCTCGAAGTCGAATGCTTCCGAGCCGTCTAATCAAAGCCGTGGTAGTAGTGGCAACAGCAAGAAAAAAGGCAAAGGCAAAAACAACATCGAGCACCTTTGTGAAGGTGACTTTGTCGATTGGCATGAATCGCTGTTCGAATATCAGCATGTCATGCGCAACAACATTAAGCAGCGTATTCGCAACATCCTAAAATCACGCCAAATTGGTGCGACTTACTATTTCAGTGGTGAAGCGTTAGAAGACGCAATTCTAACGGGCGATAACCAAATATTCCTTTCAGCTTCTCGCGCTCAAGCCGAGGTTTTCCGCAGCTACATTATTGCCATTGGTAAAGAGTTCTTAGACATCGAGTTAACTGGCAACCCGATCATTCTTTCTAACGGTGCCGAACTTCGCTTTTTATCAACCAACAGCAAAACGGCCCAGAGTTACCACGGCCACGTTTATGTCGATGAATATTTCTGGATACCCAAGTTTGACGAGCTGAACAAACTTGCTTCGGCAATGGCTACGCATAAGAAGTGGCGCAAAACCTACTTCTCTACGCCATCATCGAAGATGCACCAGGCTTATCCATTTTGGACAGGCGACCAATGGCGCAAAGGCAAAGAGTCTCGCGCCAAGATTGAATTCCCTACCTTTGAAGAATATCGCGACGGTGGTCGACTCTGCGACGATAAACAGTGGCGTTATGTTGTCACCATTGAAGATGCAGCCAACGGAGGTTGTGACCTATTCGACATTGACGAACTGCGCGAAGAGTATAGCCAAGACGATTTCGAAAACCTGTTCATGTGCGTGTTTGTTGATGGGGCTCTGTCTGTATTCAAGTTTTCAGACCTTGAAAAAGGCATGGTGGATGCCGCCCACTGGCAAGACTTCAAGCCAAATAACAAACGACCTTTTGCCCATCGTGAAGTTTGGTTGGGTTACGATCCAAGCCGAACCCGAGACAATGCCTGTTTGGTGGTTGTGGCTCCGCCTGTCGTCGCGGGTGAACGGTTCCGCGTACTAGAAAAGCACTATTGGAAAGGGCTCAACTTCCAATATCACGTTTCGGAAATCGAAAAAGTCTTTAAGCGCTACAAGGTGACTTACATCGGAGTAGATACCACGGGCATTGGCGGTGGTGTTTGGGATTTGATTTCGAAGAAATACCCGCGTGAAGCTCACGCAATCCACTACAGCAACGAACAAAAAAACCGCCTAGTGATGAAGATGATCGACGTTGTAGAAGCCAACCGACTTCAATTTGATGCCGAACACAAAGACATTGCTATGGCGTTTATGGCGATTAAGCGAGTACCAACGGCCAGCGGTAACGCCATGACATTCAAAGCAGAGCGCAGCCAAACCACAGGCCACGCCGATGCATTCTGGGCTATCTCTCACGCCGTCGCTAATGAGCCGTTAGACCACTCAACACCAACTAAATCAACTTGGGCAACCGCAGCATGACCGAGCAAACAGAAACTTTAGTCAAACAAGAAGAACAATCACCAGAGTCGGTCTATCACATCGACTCCACATCCGAAGCCATCGACTCTAATAGTTGGATGACCTCATACTCAGATTTGTTTTACAACGACACCGACAACTATTGGGAACCACCAATTTCGCGCACTGGATTGGCCGACATTGCCAGAGCCAACGCTTATCACGGCTCTTTGTTGATTGCTCGGGCCAACTATGTCGCAGGACGATTTCAACAAGGTGGTTCGACTCGCCGCAGACACATTCAAGCCTTTTGCCGCGATTACTTCACCTTTGGTGATGCCGCTTTCTTAAAAATCCGTGATGGATTCAAACGTGTGGTGCGCTTACATCCGTTACCGGGCATGTACTTACGCAAACGCAAAAACGGCAACTTCGTTGTTCTTGAGCGAGACAACCAGCAGCGAGAATACCGCAAAGAAGATGTGATCTTCTTGCCTCAGTACGACCCGCAACAGCAAATTTATGGTTTGGCTGATTACTTGGGCAGTATTCAAAGCAGCTTACTAAACAAAGATGCCACGCTATTCCGCCGCCGCTATTACAAGAACGGTGCGCACATGGGCTTTATCTTTTACGCGACTGACCCTAGCTTGAGCGAAGAAGACGAAGAGATGATGAAGAAAACCATTGCCAGTTCAAAAGGCGTGGGCAACTTCCGCAGCATGTTTGTGAACATCCCGAACGGGAAAGAGAAAGGGATTCAGTTAATTCCAGTAGGTGACATAGCCACCAAAGATGAATTTGAGCGAATCAAGAACATTACCGCACAAGACATTCTTGTGGGCCATCGCTTCCCAGTAGGCAAAGCAGGAATTATCCCGCAGGGTACCACCAGTTTAGGCGACCCGATCAAGATTGGCAGCGAATACGCCAAAGATGAAATTATTCCAGTATGTGAACTGATTATGGATGAAGTGAACAGCGACCCAGAGATCCCTAAAAATCTTCAGTTACGATTTAACGTTTCCAGTGAAGTAGTTTAATTTCATTAAGTTATATATTATCATCGGCCAACTGTGTGCTTAGACTAGCGGACAGCGGTGCAGTTTCGAACCCTGCACTAGTTGCTTTTGAACCATCTGTCTTTCTTTTGTTGACCGGAATGATTTTCATCAAGAACGTATTGCTTACAACATCGGAGCCACGCCGTTGCCGTGGTAAGAAGGGTAGATTTATGGGTAAAGTAGTAAAAACTTCAAAAGTATTACTAGCTTCAGTAGCTGAAACATTAGGCGGACTGGGGATAAGCAACTGGGCCTCAGTAGGGCCGTTAGTCTAAGCACACAGTTTGAGCTTACTTGTTCTGGTCATTGTAGTCAGCCCGCCAATAGCGTCCAGCTGCGCTCAAAATTTATTGTAGATAGGCGGCTCAAGCTTGAGAATTGTTGGATAGATTTCAGCAATCAGGTCATCAAGCGCATCGACAGCTTCAATGTAACGTCTTCTTATTTCTTCCGTAGGACGCTGATTGCTCCACAAAACATTAGGCCACAGAGACAGGTGGTAGTGTTCAAAAACCTTCCAAATACGCTGTGTTCGTGAGTCAAAAAAATCACCATAATACAAGCACCTTTCTCTAAACTCATCTAGTAGATAACTAACTTCATATCGCAGATCTGAGTTACGTTCTTTCAAGGCACGAATGTCTACTACAGAGAAAAATGCCACTAGCTTACTCAAATCATCGAGGTAGTCCGTATCGAGGCTTGCTGGCCTACAGGTTCGTACTTCCTGTTCATGAGCAAGTTTCATTTCCAACAAATACTCTATCGAATAATTGTCTCTTGTCTTTGGACTATCTATTAATGTGTGGTGTTCTTCGCAAAGCCATAGCAAATTCAATTCATCATCCAACTCTTTGATAACCAATCCAGAACGATGATACGGAAGCTTTGCCTCTGATCTTGCTCCATTAACACCAATAATATGAGCTATTTTACCAATACAAACCCCATCTACCTCTAGAAGCCTATTACATACCCCAGCTCTATCCCTGTAACAACACCTCCCTCCTGCCTTTGTGATTAACACTTTAGTCTGGGAGTCCCTAATCTTTTTTCTGTGTTTACTCACACTCTAGCCTCTGAATATCAACAACTTTTGGGTTAATTTCTCTACGGTATAACTCCAGCCCCCTTTTATCAATAACTGTACAAAAAAACAGTCAAATGACATAAAATCATACTGTCAGTCAGTTAAGTTAGGTCAATGTATGCGAGTTTATTGCAAATGTGGTGAACGCGCGATTGTAAGTAGAAGCATCGCTAACGATGCCAATTGCGCAGATTTATCTTGTTCCTGTTCTAACCCAGAGTGTGGGCACACCTTTGTTAGCGCCATCGGATATAGACATTCTTTAAAACCGTCAAAGCTTCTTATGGGAATTGGCGCGGCTAACAAACCTTCTATGTTTGGTAGCCGTGTTTTTTGTGGTTGTGGGGAACGGGCGGTAATCAAGAAAACTAACCGCCTATCCAACGATTGTGCAGACCTTTATTGCGAATGTAAAAACCCAGCATGTGAACATCAATTTGTTATGTCGTTATACTTTAGCCACACGCTGAGCCCATCATCAAAAACGACCAACGATTTGGCAGATTGCCTAATCAAGGCTTTATCTCCTGACAAACGCAATCACTTGAAACAACAACTTTCATTGTTTTAGTCACAACCGATAGATCGGACTCTCTACTTCATCGGCCATTTCAATAATAGATTGGATGGCCGTAACTTTATCCGCATCGATCAAATGAGGGTATTTAGCAACTAACTCCCTCATCAGCAAAACCCCCGCTTCTGCACGTCCCTCGGTTTGATGGCTTACAGCTACACCATCAATAATAACTTCCAAAGCTTGTTGAAAAAGCTGTTTTTCTTTCGACATATCAATACCCTTACCACTGACCCTGAAAATATACTGTATATTTATACAGTTTTCTACAGGTAACTTTTGACTGTCTTCTCTCATATCTTCATTTCCTCTTAACCCAACGTTAAAGCACCAGATACGCAAATCAAAGTGAGTTGCCGAATGTAATTATCAGTTTTCTTTAAACGCAGCTGTGCTTAATGAAATACTAAGGGAGAGTTTGAGAGGTCAAAAAGGAGGGTCTTTTATAGTTATCTCAATGCCTTAGGGTGTCAATACTTGCAGACCTGATAACTACAGTTATCAGGTCAATAAGCAACCACTTAGTCAAATAATCCTTTCTCAGCAATCACTTATGCTTGGTTATGTTAATTTTGCCAATTGTTAAAACCTTGAATTCAATCACATAGGCCAGTCGTCTTCTCGTTCTGAGAAAAACGAAAGGTCAGGTTGTTTATATTCATCTGTTGCTTGCTCTGGCTGGGCAAATACCTTGTCCCAACTCTCAAATTCCATCCAATTCCTGTCTTCTGCAGGTGAACGGCTGACTTCGACTAGCTGCGCTGAACGTTTGTTGCCGTGTTCGTCTACCTCCGCAGGGCGGATTTGAATACTGGTCGTATCATCGACGCGAACTGAACTACCTCTTAGTAACGCGGCCAGTGCCGCATCATCCATGGTTGGCGAATCTTTCGCCTTAATCTGTCTAGGATTGAGTAAACGAGTTAGCTGATCGCAGACCTGTACTTTCTCGGGCTCCGTACAGTTATTGACAGAACTCCGAGAGGAGCCAGAGGCTCCCAAAGCGGTCGCTTCGCTCCCAAGAGCACACGCTTTAGCTTCATCGTTAACCTTTGATTTCTTCTGAATCGTCCAAACTTTGGTGCGTGTTTTGATGGTTTCTTCTGGTGTCGCGAAACCTTCGATTTTGCGAACGTCTTCCCCATGCGGTGAAGCAAACGGCAAAACCTCATAAGAGTTCACGATCAGTAAATCTTCACGTTTAACGAATGGGCCACCTTGCCCTATGATGTAACCTTGCCAGTTACCATGGTCGGCAGCTTTTAAAGTATCTGTGATGCTTGCATCTTCTGACTTGGTGCGTGCTTGGTAGCTATCACCAATCACCTTCATCAACTCTTCATTGGTGATCAGCTTGCTCGGCTTGATAGGTCCAACCAAATCACGCTGCAGCATCGAGTAAATAGTGAGTAGGTCGACACGCTCTTGCATGAAGAGGTATTCCATAAACGCTTTTTTGTTCTGGTTAGCAAAGCGGCGTAATTCACGGTAGGTCGTAACCGGTGCACCACCAAAAAACTGAAATTGACGAATGTTCCAACGGCTTTTCCAAGCACTAACATTTTTCGCCATGTCTTTAACTGACTTGCCAGTTTCGTCGGATACTTCGTCGTCCATCGCGAAACCGTCGATGTTTTTGGAAATGTATTTAGCGATGTAGCCTGTTGCGGTGCCTTTCTCTGGGTCAATTTCGCCTACATCACAACGAGCCGAGTGATCAAACTTACCTTGTTTATCAAATAGCTCGTGCTTGTCTTCTTTCGTTGCGTAATCGACAAATATTTCTGTAACTGCCTCTTTGTCCTCTGGCTTAACCCAGATAAGCAAATGCCAGTGTGGAGTGCCATCATGATGCGGCTCTGCAACGCGAACCCCAAACCAACGGATTTCTTTACGACCTAACTTGGCGCGGATTCGTTGCCATACATTGTTTAGGTACGTTTGCGCATCACGTGGGCTTGCGCCGTTCCAGTGACCAATGAAACCGCCTTTCTTGTATGAGTTGTGATATTTAGCTGGCGTGGTCAGCGTTAGGAACAAACCTTGTAAACCAAGCTCATTGCCAATGTCTTCACAGCCTCGGCAGCGCACCATTAATTCATGGCGACGAATCGCAGGGTTAGCCACACTCTTTTTGACCATATCCCACAAATCAGCTTCTTCACCTGTTTCTTCATCTAATAGCTGACACTGTTTAATGTATTCATAGTTCGCTGTTTGCTGCTCCTGGTGTTCACGAACACAATCCCAAGACGCATACGGCGAAGCTTTAGAAGAGACTTGACCCATTGCAATGGCTAGGTGCTCACGCATGATTTTGCGGATTTTATTAAGACGGTCGCACCACCACTTCTCGCTGATCAGCTTTGAAATGTCCTGCAGTGCAGATAGTTCTGATTGTTCTTTGTACTTGCGAGGTGGCTTGACACCGAAAGTGTCGGTCACGAACTTAGCAACTTGTTCATAGGTGAACACCACCGCCATAGTAGTACCAAGCTCTGTTTTTGCGTGATACTTGTCGCTTTCCGAGCGAATAAAGCGATCAACGATGACAGAGATTTTAAAAGCCATCTCTTTGATTTCAGACGGCTCAAGCTCTGCGAGTAATCGACTTTTTACTGGCTTGCGATTGCGCTCTACCTTGTCAAAATCAAAGTAAGCTTGCTTATTGTTGGCAAAGTCGCTTTGCTCAGTGTAGCTAAACTCTTCACTAAGCAAAGAAACCTTTTGGGTTGTAGGTAGTTTTTTGTATTTGCGTAAAACCATAAGCGCACGCTCTGCAGCTGGCCCCATACGCTCACGCAAAAAGATGTTCGCTTCTCTTCTGCTTTTCTTTTCGAAAACTGAAATGTAACGAGTCACGAAGTACTTGGTTAGGTAATCCGGTAGATCTTTAATTCTTTCTCGCGCCCATTCGAAGTCTTCTGGGTTTGCTTCAAATAGTTTGCGTTCAGTGACACTCATGCCTTCCGGTTCACGATCAAACACCGGGCGTTCTGCCGAAATTTCTACCGTCTTAGGCTTTTGCGGATAAACGTGCAAATGCCCCCATTGCTGACAAGCGATGGAGGCTGCACGTTTTTGTTCAGTGGTAAATGTGATTTTCTCGGCCATTAAGACTTAATGCCTTCAGAAGTCCAACCGTGAATGTCTTTCAAGGTTCCTAGAACCTTTGCATTGGTTTCACCTGCCAATAGACCTTTGATAGTGTGCTGGCATCCACTACAACCACAAAAATCACCACCGCATTCACACTGTTCTTCTGAGTTATGACGAGCCGCTGTGAAAGGTTTAAGTCTCAAGCAGTCTTGGCAAAGTACTTGTTTTGGTTCGCTCACGCTGCCACCTCATGACCAATTGAAACGATATGACTTAGTCCTTGGGGAATATCGAAGCGGTTGCCGTTATCCCAGATAAACCAAGCGTATTCGCACGAATCTGAACCACCGCCCACAAAACGAGGGCGAGGAACAATGATTGGGCACTTTGGCGGAAAGCCGATTTCAAACCAGAAAGGAAGGCGCTTTTTAGAACCTAAGTAATTCACACGCTGCAGGTATGCCATTGTGCCGTCTGGTGCTAACTCACTTAGGCTTTTGCGAATGAATTCCTCCGTTAGTGAAAACGGAGGGTTAGTGATGATCACATCTTGCGTACCGAAATCAGTTGTCAGGTAATCAATACCTTTTTCGATTTCAGCAAATGACTTTTGGCTCTCTGGCAAAGCTATCTTGTCGAAGATTGCACCAGTACCGTAACAAGGTTCTAAGAACTTGTCGGTTGGGCGAACTGTTAACTTTGATAGCAATGCGTCGACAACTTCTGACGGCGTTGGGTAAAGCTCACGTGGTTGTACTTTTCCGTTAGTTGAACTCATGACTCCCCCCTTACTTACCAATGACTGACAAACAGTACTGTTCAAATTGAAAAAGAACTTCATCGTCCCAACGACCAAGATCACGCAGAGCAAGCATTTCAATAAACAGGCTGCGGTTTTTCATATCTAGCTGTGACCAATGGTGTAGCTGTGGCTTGGCGTTCTCGTTTTGATAAGAGCGGTACCAACTCACATAGGTATGAGCGAAGAACACGCTTGCACGATCACCCTGCATTGCTTCTTTGATGTCTGCTAAAACGTCTTCTAGTGGGCGGTGTGTTTGAACAGGAGTCAGCTTTTTAGCAATAGCATCAAGCTGAATCACGATTTCTTCTTGCTGAGCTGTGTTGCTTTTTTCAAAGCGTGCTGCAATCTGTTCAAATGACTGGTTGAATAGGTGTTCGTAGATGTTGCTCATGCTTCCACCTCTGCTCTCGCTTCGGCTTCTTCACGGGCTTCAATGATTAGTTCTGTTAGTTGGCTTTCGATTGAAAGTAATCGCTTCAATGCGTAGTCATGGCTTAACCAAACGTTCTTTTCAAAAAGACGTTCGCTGTTGTCACCATTTTCATAGTCATGTTCTGGTGCATAAGCAAAAACAGCTAAGCAATTAATATGTGCTGAGTAGTGAACAAAAATATGGATAACATCTGCATTGGTAACTGCCAGTACATTGATAGCGTGAAGAATATCTAGCATTTCACGCTTTTTGATTACTTCTACATTGTCTTGTGAAACCGTTGCTGTATTTTCAATATCGGCTTCATTTAGGCTGAAGTCGTTTCTAAGAGATTTAGGCAATAGAGAGCTAACTGCCAATGCTATGCGGCGTTGGTTGATATTGGCTTGATCGTTAAAACGGATTGTTTTATCCAGCAGCTCACGAGATTCGCTCAACGCTTCTCGCGCTTCATCTCTGAACTGTTTAGATTCTTGGTTTAACTTGATTGCTTGTTCTAGTTCACTCATCTTCTATGCTCCTACGCTAAGACGAAAAAAAGCCCCCATTCCTTGTGGAATACAGCAGGGGCAAAGGCTGGCTAGGTTATTAATTAACTTTGCAAATATCGGAATGTTTCAGACGGCGGACATCGCCCACTTTGCGATCAAACTTCAACACCATCTCTTTCAAAAACTGCATACCAGAACGGAGTTTTTGCAGCTCTAGGTCATCAAACGAATCAAACTCACGGCTGTAATCTTTTGCAGGCATACCACCCGCAATCAGAATCAAGCCACGGTTACGATCACTCATTTCGTCATACATCTTGCGCAGCTTCTGACGCTTTACGCCCTTATCAAAAAGAGACTTACAAGCCGCAATGCTTTCTAGTGCGCTTGGTGTTTTGCTTTCTACGACTGGGGAATGTGCTTCATGTTGTCTAGCTAACTGGCTCATCATTACTCCTTAGGCTAAGCCTGGAATCGGTGCACCATTGGCAATGAAGTCCACGCCCATACTTAAAATTGGGGAAGCGCCAGAAGTGCGGTTTTCAATATCGTTGATAAGAAGCACAAGGTTGCCGATGCCAGCTTGTGCCTTTTGGATAAGTGATTGTTTATGAGTGCGTGATAGGCGTGGGCCATTGCCGTGTTGCAATGCCCAAGTAGACAGTTCGCCAGCATTGGCACTGTGTTTTAGAAGTCGCTCAACAATGCTTTCGGCTTCTTCTGCGTTTTCGACTGGTGCTGCCACCATATCGAGCCCAAGCAAAAGGCTATTAACGAGCGTGTAGTTGCCGCTGATTTTTGAAACCGCAACAACTTCCACTGGCTTGATTACATGACGCTGACCTGGGTTCAACTTGGCACGAAGCAAGTCTTCGCTCATTCCCATTTCGCGTGCGATATGCGCCATGTTCTCTGAATTCGCAAATGAGCAACAAGCCTCGTCAAATGACTTTTGTCTGGACTCGCAAAAAACGGACATTGAGTTATTTGTAGCCATAACTAATACTCAATTAAAGAAGAAAGGGACGAAAACGAATGACCAGCCGATGATATTCAGCCAAAGAGGACATTTGTTTGGGTAGTTTTCTTCCCAAGACTCACTCTTAGCATCTCGCAGAGTGAGTTTGGTTTTAGGTGGGATAGCGAAGCTCATACTTGTTGCTCCGCCATTTTTTGGGCGAACTTAACCATGTTCACAAGAACAGAGCTTCTAGAACCCTCTTTAGGCAGGATTGGAATATCGCCTTTTGCTAGTGCGCGATCAAAAGATGCTGATGACCAGCCAGTACGACGAAGAAATTCTTTTTTAGTACAAAAAGGTGCGTCAACTGCTATTTGAACACTTGCCATAGTGGTATCCTACTCGTTTAAGAATTATTGATGCTTATTGGTGAGACATGGAGCATCAATTTCGCGTTTGAGTAATTATTAGATCGAATTTTCTGTTTTGGCAAGATTTTTAGCTCTTTAAAACAGAAATTCTGCTCCTCAAGTCAAATTAATTACTCATTTTGGTATTTGAATATCTAGGGAAATACTCAAATGAGCAGAATTCCTGCAAAAGTTCCGCCGTATGAATATCTAAGCGGGCGTGAATTTACTGAAAAGCTAAAAGAAGTGACTGGTTGTAAAACTTTCGAGTTGCTTAGTGATCACTATGGCGTTCCCAATTCAACCTTTTCTACTTGGCATACTCACAATAGAACTGGCTTTGAGTTAATAGTTCGTGAACACCTAAAGTCCGGCGCATCAGTTAGATATTTAGCTCTTGGCGAGGGAAAGCCTTTTGATGATGAGCAAAAACCTGCAGATTCAATCAAGGTGAACTCAATCGTAAACGGGCAGTTGGAAGAAAGAGGATCATTATCTCTTGATTCACTTACCCTTGACGGCTACGGACTGAAAGCCAGCAAAACAATCATTGTCGAACATGATGGTCAACGTTGCTTTATTAACAGTGAAGAAACACATGCCACATCAGGTCGCTACTTGATTGAGATTGATGGAGCTCACTCGATAAATCATGTTCAAAGGCTACCAGGCAAAAAACTTGCGTTCAGCTTTGGCAATTCGACCATTGAGGCATCAGAAGAAGACATAAATGTGCTAGGTCGCGTAACCATGAGCATGAACAAAGAATAGTAAGTTGGTTAATTGCCTAGGAGTAAGTTAATGAGAAGAATAATACTAGGTTTAGTTTTAATAGCCTCTGCACATGCATACGCTCAAAACGATCTAAGTACGTTGTCTGACTGCAAGTACTCAAAAAAAATGATTGATGAAGCTTCGCCTTTACTGCTCAAGGCTGTTTCATTTGTAGACAACGCTGATTATCGAGAGATTGCACAGTGGAGAACTACAACATTCAATTCATCTATATCTCAAGTTGAAGATAAATACAGACTCTCGCCGAAAGAGGCAATGTCTGCAAACCGCAGCCTATCCACACAAATTCACAATGACTTTGTTAATCGTACTAGATTACTTGTTCAAGAGATCTACAACCATGTAAGAAACGGCGGTGACAAGTCTGCAATTCAAGAGCAGTGGCAAATAATAAAGAAAACTGGCGAACTTTATGCCCAGCAATGCGAGCAACCAAGTAAGTAATGAGCGTTCGTAAGTCAGAAGACGGCAATAAAAAACCATGGATATGCGATGTTCGTCCAAATGGCCGCAACGGTAAACGCATAAGAAAACGCTTTGCCACTAAAGGTGAAGCACTTGCTTATGAGAAGTACGTTTTAAAAGAAACCTACGACAAACCGTGGTTAGGTGAAAAAAGCCAAACTCGCAGCCTGTTGGATATGATTAATTTATGGCAGGAACGCCACGGCCAGTCACTAGCCCATTCAAAATACACCTATAACAAATTAAAGGTTATAGGATTAGCAATGGGTGATCCGCTGTACCATAAGCTAACACCAGCTATGTTCACCGACTACCGCACTCGCCGTTTGGCTGGTGAAGTAGCCGACTTGAATGGCCGGAAGGTGGCAGTAACTTTCCGCACCTGCAACAACGAACAAGATTTACTTAATGCTGTGATTGTTGAACTGCTGCGCATGGGCGAATGGAAAGGCGAAAACCCTTTGAATGCCGTTCGCCAATTCAAGCTGCATGAACCTGAAATGGAATTTCTCACCGTTGAAGAAATGCAGAACCTTATCACCAAGGCAGAAGCACACGAATTCCATGATGACATGCATAAGATTATTAAACTGTGTTTGGCTACAGGTGGACGATTTCGTGAGGCATCCAGACTAACGGGCGCTCAAATCACAAAGTACAAAGTCACGTTTACACAAACGAAAGGTAAAAAAAATCGCTCGGTACCGATCAGCCCCGAACTTTATGAGACGATTTACAAGGAGGGTTCTGGCCCACTGTTTAGCATTGGCTATTCGACCGTTTACCGATTCATTGTGAGAAACGTTCCACGACTAAAACAGCAAGCAGCCCACGTTCTGCGCCATACATTTGCGTCTTACTATATGATGAACGGTGGCAACATTATCGCCCTGCAGAGAATCCTTGGTCATAGCGATATTAAGCAAACCATGCGCTATGCACACCTCGCCCCAGACCACCTAGAAGATGTGGTTACAAAGAACCCGCTTAATAACTTAAATATGACCCAATGATAAAGGAGCTTTTATGGCTGTAATAATCTTACTTGGAGCAGGAGCAAGTTTTGGGAGTGGAGGAGTTGAACCTTACGCACCTCCATTAGGAAACGAATTATTTGGAGAACTAGAAAAGCTAGGAGGAGAAGCTGCAGCCATTCCAAGCAATATAAAGAAAACGTTCAAAGAAAATTTTGAGGCCGGAATGGCTGAATACTATGAATACACCAATGGTGATATTATGTCATTCCAACGTGAACTAGCTTCGTATCTGGCATCATTTCAACCATTAGATGACAACATCTATTTGCAACTGATTAAAGCCCTCCCTCGTCAGCGTGTTATTTTTAGTAGCTTAAATTACGATTTACTTCTTGAACTTTCAGCTTCAAAGCTAGGGCTAACAACTAACTATTCAACACGACACAACAACAAGAGCATCCGCCTGCTAAAAATCCATGGTTCTAGTAACTTTTGGCCGGACATTCCACCGGGTATTGATATACGGGGTGCCAAATTTAGTGGCTCTAAAGGTGCGGATATAGAGACAGACGTGAAACCCTTAAATCAAGTTCAAACATTACAAAAATGCAGCACTGACACACATTTATCACCTGCGATATCAATGTTCGCAGAGGGCAAGCAAGTGAAAGTATGCTCTGAGTACGTCAAATATCAATACGATATGTGGTTAGAGCAAGTAAAAAAATCCTCTAAAATTTTTATTATTGGCGTCAGAGTCCATCAAATTGACGAACACATCTGGAAAGTTCTTGGCGAATGCAAAGCAACAATCACCTACTTTGGCTTCCCAAAAGACAGCATAGAGTTTGATGAATGGAAAGCTAGTCACGGCAAGAAAAACGCTTATTTTTGTACAAGCGATTTCAAGAACTCTATAGAAACCATAAAAGCGCGAGCTCGATAGAAGGCTTGCGAAACCTATTACAGAGTAGGTGGATTGAAGTCAATTTAGCCACCAAAAATGACCACAAAGTGTCCACAAACTTTCAGAATATAGATAATTATTGATGATTATTGATTAATAAGCCTTTGATAAGGCCGCACCACGCCTTGTGTGGCCTAGTTTCTATTGGGGTGATTTAAAATGTGGTCTTCCCAATCCACCACATCAATTTCGTACACCACTTTGTTGCGGACACTTTCGCCCGCCGCGTGCATTGCGGATTTCGAGCCCGTAATCAACGGGTGCCATTCTGGTAATGGCTGATTTTCGGCTAACAGACGGTAAGCACACGTGTGCGGTAACCAAGTGAAATCGTCGATGTCTTCGCGTGTCAGCTTGGTGCACTCTTCGCCAGAGGTAAAGCGATTTGGGTAGTCCTTACATGAACATGTTTTGCTGTTCAGCCAGCTACACGCCACATTGGTGTAGTAGATTTCATCGGTATCTTCATCCATTAGCTTGTGCAGACAACACTTGCCACACCCATCACAAAGAGATTCCCATTCCTCTTCGCTCATGTGTTCTAACGATTTACTTTGCCAAAATGGAGTGCTCAT